CTTGCGTCAGGGTCTGGATAGAAGTTCCATATTGATACGTGGGAGGTTTGTGGTACAGTTTTAAATAAAGGACTATAATTACCCTCATCATCCCAATTAGGATATTCTTTGTCTACAGCAAAAGGTCCTTTCATTATTCCTGTACCAAATAATGCTGTTTCAAAAGCAGCAGACCTTAGTTGTTTTTTAGCATTAGACTCTTCTAATTGGTCGTGTATTTTCTTTTCCATCTTCTTTGCTGCGACCATAGCAGGATGAAAATTAACGGCTGTAGGACTGCCTGTATTTTTAAATTCTATTTTATCTTCTATGCCAGTTAAGTCATCCTCAAGAGGTCCTACTCTTTCCATAAACTCAGGAAATGTTTCTCCGGGTTTTAACGTAGGCATATCTGTTTGTTGCACTACATCTTCTTTTGCTTCTGTAATTTGTTCATTAGTTTCTAAACTAACAGTTTCTTCAACACCATCAGGTAAAACTGTAGGATTAATACTAAGAGGAAATTTATTACCACCAAAAAGAACTTCTACTATTTGACCATATGCAGCAAGAACTTTTGTTTTAGTAACCTTAACAAATACTTTTGATTTTTCTGTAGAAGTAAACTGAACTTCAGGACTGTACAAACCACGATAGTTTCTATAAGCCTGTATCCATCTTTCTTCATCACCTCGTCTATTTGTTTCAGCCTTACTAAACTTTTCTTTTACAAAACTTACTATTTCTCCAACAGGACTATCAACTAAAGAATTTTCTTGCATATCTTCTATTGCAGCAGATTGTTCGGAATCTGTCATTATTTCATCTTCTTCCATATTTTACCTCAGTATCCAAAAGTTGAGTCAGCCATCTGAAAACCAGTGCGCTGCACATCAGGGTTGTAATCAAACAAACTACTTCGTGGTCGTGTCATAACACCATAACGCAGTGCATCATATAGGTGGTCTTCAGATTTTGTATCTACGTCTTCCGAGTTACTCTTGTCGAGTGGGATAGAAGGAAGTTGAGATATAATATTTGTACAAGTGTTAAAGAAGACAAGTCGAGGTTCTTCAGTAAACTCGTCAACCTGTAATCGTCTGTGTATTTCGTTCTTCCCTGCAATGCGACTTCCTTTGCTTCTATCGGAGGGTCTCCATCGACAACCTTTTATTATCATTTGTTCAGCCAATGAAGGTCCTGTATCTCCTCTTTTATGCCACAGTGAACTATCTAATACTCCGTATCGAATACTGCCGTCCTCTGCTTCAGCTTGAAGCACCATATCAGCTAAGTCTGTTGCTAATACTTTTGATGCGTATAACTCTCTGTAAACAACTAATTGCTCTGCAGGTGTTACAGCTATCCAGACAACACCTGTGTAGCTACCATAGCCATAGTCACAAGCACGAAACTTAGCCCAACTGTTAGGTATATCATAAGGCTCAACAACATGTATCCTACGACTAAACTCTGGAAATGCTGCTCCCTCATTAACATCCCAATTACCCTCTAACAGTTGTTTGCGTTGATGTTCTGGCAACGACAAAAGGTTAGCTTCGTACATACCATCATCGGCTAGGTAAGGATTGTCAAACAGTGTTGCAGGAATAAACCGTCTTTTAAACAGTGGCTCACCCTCTTTGCTGTGACCTTTAGGCATTTGTAGTACATCGCCTGTTTCTATGTTTGTTGCCCAAAATGCTGTGCCGTGTGGTGCAGGGTCTATAAACATTTTCTTAACCCACTGATGCCCTGCTCCTCCGGGGTTTGTTGTAGCTCGTTGATACAGGTCTAATCCACTCCCTCTTGCTGCACGTAGTCTTGACCTCATGTAGTCAAACGGATATGGACTTGCCCACTGCGTTAACTCGTCAAACCCTATCCAACTAAATGCCTGTCCCTGATACCGTGTAACATCATCATCTCTATCCAAGTAGGACAACCACAGTGTTGCTCCTGATGGTGCTACCCAAGTCTTATCTCTTTCCATAAACTTTATGTTTGGTATTGCTTCTGGATATAGTTGCTTAGAAGCAGAAATAAGTTCTCTTAGTTCCTCTGTTGTTCGTCTTATTAACAACCCTCTGAAGTGTGGATTATTAAAGTATCGCACAGGGTCGGCTAACATTGCGTAAGACTTGCCACCTCCTGCTGAACCACCATATAAAACTTCTCGTTCTGTTGCTGACAGGAACTCTGTCTGTGGTCCTTTGTTTGGTTGAAAGATAACTTTCTGTGCTTCTTCCGTTTCTATCGGCTCAGGCTTCGGTTGTGCGTGTACCTTGGTCTCTTGCACCGAATCTTGTGGCTTCAATTTTTTCTGCTTTCTCAAGGGCTTCTTTGTACCTTTGGGCAAGATAGCGTTGGTTTGAAGCTTCTCTCTTACGCTTTTGTTCAAGTTTTACTCTCTTCATCAAACCTACATGTGATATGTAGCGTCCAGACTGTTCACTCAACCAGTTTGCTACATCCCTGTAGCTGTACTGTTTTAGATACTTCTTAGCCTTTTCTAAAAAATTTAATTCTTCTACTATTGGTAAAAGAATATCTTTGTCTTCTGGGTCTTGTTCATATCCAAAGGGTACAGTTCGTCCTACTCGTACAACAGGTTGCCAATCAAACCCATCTTCTGTTTCCTCAGGTACAGGAAGTTTCCAGTCTTTAGTCGTTCTCATCATTCTTCGGTGGTAGGATAAACAGAGGACTAGCTGCCGTCACCTCCACCTTATCTGTTTTAGTAAATCCACTACGGTCTAGTATATCTTTTGCAGCCACCATCTTTTCTTTGTTACCCAAGTCTGTAGGACTGTGCATAACTTCAAACATAGAATAGGCTGCCTTGGTAGCAGAAGAAGAAATAAACTTTTTAGTAAGGTCAGCTATCTGCTCTTTCAATGCACCAGTAATAGAAGATGTTGCAACATTATCACTATATCCTGCAAGCTTCTTTGCTTCCACAGGATTACCTCGTGCTTCTTCAAAGAGTACATCTAAAAACTTTTGTTGTTTTTCTGTAAGTGCCATTAGTTTAGTTCAAAATGTGGACCATCAATAAATGGTCTTCTACCTTGACTCCTTCTTACATCTATGTAATTATTCATAGCATCCTCCATTGGTCTCTCCCAATCTGTTATGCTGTCTATATTCCATGCAGCTCCCCAACGTATATTAGCTCCAGTTTCTTTGGCTGCAGCTTTCATTGCGTCTGCTATATCATCATACATTACGATGTCCCAACTTGGGTTACTACCATCATACGCCATTAAATCGACAGCGTGTGATGTTCCATCTTCTTGTATAAGATGTTTACTACGCATAGTCTGTGAGCGTCCTGACTTGTAGAGCTTCTCCTGCTCTTCTAAAGAACGGACACCATAGATAACTCCAAAGTCCACCTTGCTCACTTCAATGGCACGTTTTACTGTGTCTACTAATAACTCGTTTACACCCTCTAGTTTACCTAGACTTCTATTGGATAGTTTAAATGTCATTTCTTTTTCATCCTATTAAAAAATTTACCTGCAGACCGTGTGGCAAAGCTTGCCGATACAATAGCTCCTAACGCAATCTGATACCACTGTGGCATTCCTGCCAAAGCCGTAAATCCGTCTGCCACTATTGCCCTACCCCATTCACCACAAAAGCTCAGTACCAGAGGAATGCTGAACAGTAGAGTCAGCCATTCATCTTTCCACGAGCTTTGAGATGCCCTCATAGCAGCTAAGTCCCAGTCTATCTCACCTGTGGCTTCTTTCATGCGAATGGTTGCTTCAGCCTTCTGAACAGCAACCTTACCATCTAGGTAAGAAGATGCTAAACTAGATACAGAACTTAGTAGTGTACCTAGCATTATACGCAGTCACAATCATCGTGGCACTTCTTGTTCAACAATGCACACCATAATCTTTTTAAATACTTTCTCATCTTTCCTCCCTCTCCATTCTTTTTGGTTCTGATTTTTCTGCTCCCATCCAGATTGCAAAGCTCCCTGTCATTGCTCCTGTAATCACAGATACTAATCCTGCCTGTTGTGTAGTTAAGTCAGGCTGACTCAATGCCCACTCAATACAACGAATATAAACACCTGTCATAACAAGCATCATAAGTCTTGGTAGTATTCGCCATTTGTCAAGAGTCTGTGGAGTCATCTTCTTCCTTCTTTATAACTTCTTCTACCCAATCACCGTTGTGACCTGTGTGTTCACAATACTCACACTTATCATCTTCAATGTGATGCCCACACACTTCACATGTAGGCTCATACAGTATCAACTGTCTACGCTATTATTCTGTGCTATAAATTTATTAAGCACATCTTCGTTTACACATATAACTCTTTCTACAGGTCTTTGTCCATAGAACTTCCATACAGTTTTTACAAGAGGTTCAGGATTATTTTTTACAAACTCTTTACACTCAGCTACGCTATGAAAGTGTCCGTGGTCTGGTTGTTTAAAGACTAATATATCCTGCATACCATTATCGTGTACTCCTAGCATTACAGCTACGGCAAACCATGCTTCAACTATCATTTTCAAAATATCCTATGTTATGTAACTTTTCTATAACTTCTCGTTTTCTTAGCGATTTTTTTAGGTTGCTTAACGAATTGTTTTCCTGCCTTTGTGCCTTTTCTTTTAGCTTTAGTTGTTGCTGCGTACTCTTTGGGTGATAGAGCCTTGATTGCAGCTTCTGGTAAATAACGCTCTCCAGTCTTGCTACTGGGTTTACCACTTTTGGTTCTCCATTTTTGTTTTGACCATGCTTTAAGACTTCTTTGACTTTTTTTGAGTGCCATTCTTTTTTGTCTTTCCTGCTACATTTAAAGCTATAGCTATTGCTTGTTTCTGTGGCTTACCCTCTTTCTTCAGTTTACTGATATTAGAGGAGATAGCCTTTCTACTTTTTCCCTTTTTTAGTGGCATCGTGTTTTCTTTTTAACGAAACTTTTGCTTGCTTGGCGAGTCTGGATTGTGTAGCTTTCCCTTGAACGGCCGCACGTTGTTCCAGAACGGTGAGGATTTGTATTTTCCTTGCGTATGGTTTGCTAATTCTTTTAACTTTAGCAATAGTGTCCTTCGCATCTTGGATGGTTGCATACTTAATACTCACCGTGTCTTTGGGATTTTCATCCGTGTAGAGTCTTCTACCAGAACCTTTAGGCTTTTTGCCTGTGCCAACTCTAGGGTCTTTA